AATTGCACAGCTCAAACGGATCATTAGTTCCGTATTTTGCTATCAATCCTATTGCAATTCTTTTAAACCTGTCCTTGCTCCTCAATCTACCCACTATGCTACTCCTTTTCTTTGTTTTTTCGCTGTTTTAGCAAAATATCTATAACCAAATTCTTGAAAACTGCCATGTCGTGGTCATCATCTTCAATACCATTGAAAAATAAAAGTTTATTTGTCTGAGTCACTTTTTCAAATTCTGCAAGTTCTTCAGCTGTCAATACGCTTGTGTCAACAACTGGTGGTGCTTCAATTTCTTTTTCTAATTTTTCATCTTTCATTGGTACATCAAAACCCATTAACCATACAGGATTTACCTTTAAAATTTCAGAAAATTCAAAAATTCTACTTCTACTAGGATCATATTTTCCTTTTATGTATTCGCTAATAGTAGAAGTATTTATTCCTGAAATTTCAGAAAGTTTTGATTGTGTCATGTTATTAACTTTCAAGGCTTCTTTTAGTCTATCCCCAAAAGTTGCAATACTTTCTTTCTTTTTCATCGTTCTGCTCCTTCAATTTTATACTCCAATTATACCTTATTTTTTCGTAAAATACAATTATTTTTATGAAAAAAATTAAAAAAATTAGTAATTTACGAAAAAAAGTGTTGACAAAATAAAATTTGTGTTATATAATTAATTCGTAAAAAACGAAATAGGAGGTGATTGAATGAAGTTTAATAACTCAAAATTAAGAGGAAAAATAAGAGAAAATTTCGGTTCTGAATATGCTTTTGGAGAGGCTTTGGGTATGGCTTTATCTACCTTAAGCGGTAAATTAAACAATAAAAGCGAATTTACGAGAAGTGAGATTTTGAGTATTGTTAAACTACTTAATTTAAAAAAAGAGGAAGTATACGATGTATTTTTTTTACTTATCTAATTCGTAAAATACGAAAATTAAAAAGATGAATATGACAAACATCTAAAAAAATGTTGGATGGAATGTGGAATCTCAAATAAAGAAAGCGAGGTGGAAAAATGGAAGTAGATATATTAATACGTATAGATAAGGATGAAATAGAAAAGAGAATTAAAACAAAATACAATCATAAAATACGTAAATATCGCAATATAGCATTTTTAAGTGTATTAAATTTTATTTTATTTTTATCTATCACATCCTTGTATGGAAATAAAATAGATACCAGGCTACTGTATAGTATTTTTTTCCTGCTAAGTTTTTGCTTTTTCATACTATTAGATTTAGAATGTACGGATTGATGGTCTCAATCTCTTTCATCTAAATAGTATTTTATCAACGTTATAATAAAATAAACGATTGATAGCATTATAAAAATTGTAAAGATAAATTTTACTTCAATTATTTTAGAATGTCTTTTTTCTACAATAATTACAAGATAATTAATAAGTACGAATAAGAAATTCATGACAGAGGCTTTAATAATTTTATGATTTTTTGTAAAAGTAGAGAGAGCAAGGAACATGCTGCCTACAGTTAAAAGTGTGCTCAGTTCTTCTTCTGAAAATTCAATTTGATAATATATTGGAAGAAAACACACTATTATCAAGACTGCAAATGTCATCCAGAAATAATTAATAGGTTTATCTTTTAATATAGCTAAAAATATAGCTATATATACAGCCGCAAAAATTATTATAAAAATAATAAATAACACCTCCTTTCATATTAAGGTGGTTAGATTATATCATAGAAATTTTTGGATTGTGAAAAAAAGATGAGTATGACAAACATCTAAAAATTAGATAAAGGAGGTGATTGAATGGAAGAAATAGTGGAATTAATAAAAAAGAACTATTTAAAAAAAGATGAAAATATAGAAAATCTGACAATCTTAATAGATGTCAGAAAAGAGAATGGTATAACTCGTGGTATTCTAATAACTTTACCTTCAAGGAATAATTCTTTCTTGGAGTTGATAAGAAAAGTTTAAAATTATTAGAACCTTTAAAAAATGGGAATCTGAAACTAATCTGAATAGCATCATAAGGCTCTATCCTAAGTGGTATTTTGGCAATAGTTTCAGGTGGAAGATAAGTAAATTTATTCTTTTCCAACTTAATTTCGATTGGAGTAAAAGTAAAATTATTATCGTGAAAAATTTTAGTATGATTTTTAATATAAACCTCATCAATTGTAATTGGAAAAGATGATGAATTACTTATTTTTAGTGATACGACAGCCGCTTTTTCAGAATTATGTTCTTTAGATTCTAAGTCTTTCGGATAAAAAAAATAAGAGTGGGGTATTAATTTGAAGATTAATTTTGGGGTATAGAACTTATACACTAAATAATTAATAAATAAAGATCCCAAACTAATGATTAGACTTAAAACACTGATTAATGAAGTTATGTCAATAGTATTTTTCATGGTAATTCCTCCTGTTTTTTAGAAGTATTATATCATGAAAATACAAAAATTAAACAAAAAAAATAGAGAAAGGAAGGTGATTAAATGGAAGAAAAACATAAAATAAAAATAATTCAGTTAAACGGAAGAGCCAATCAAATATTCATAGATGACTTAGAATTAAGAGGAGTTTGTGGATATGAAATCCAAAACTCCGAAAGTGTATCCGATGATACTAAGAATAAAATGATTTTAGTAATAGAATTTGGCGAAACCCAATTACTTGAAATTTCTGGTAATTAAATCAGAAATAACATTTGAAGCAACATCTTTCAATGTTTCTAAAGAAAATATTGGACGAAATGAGTAATTTGAATGAAGGAGGTAAGAAAACAAAGAATATGAAAAAATTAAAAAAACTATGGATAAAGATTATATCCATAGTCGGTGAATTTTTGGCTAATATACTGCTTTTTCACACACCAGTAAAATTTAAAAGATTTGTTTTTATGAACTTTTATAAAATTGTAATAGCAAGTATATTAATCATTTTAGGAATTATAATGTATTTTATTTTAAAATTCCTAGTATAAATCCGAATAAGCGAGAGTGATTGAATGGTAAAACAGATTTTAATTTGTTTGGGATATTTAATGACATTTATTATTTATCTTAAATATGAGAAGAATATAAAAAAGGCAATATATAAAATACTACCTTTTTTGATATTTCACTGGTTGATTGGAACTTTATTTAAAGTAATAATAGAAGTTAGTTTTAGATAAAATTAAGAAAATACGAAAGAGAGTATTAAATGGATAAAATAAAAATTTTAGGTCAGACGTACAATATTATAGAAAAAGATATGAAGAATGAAGAAGTAATTTTTGGAGAAATTGAGTATTTAACAAATACAATAATAATAAATAAAAAAATGCAAGAAGAAAAAAAGAAGATTACATTACTCCATGAAGTTTTACATGCAATTTTTAGTCAATTAAGACTAGATGAAAAAATTAATGAAAGCGAGAATCTAATTTCTTCTCTTGCAGAAAGCCTTTACATGTTTCTAAATGAAAATAAAAATTTTATTTCTTTTTAGATCTTGAAGAACTTTTAGTTTGAGATAAAGCAGATCCAGCTACACTTTTAGATTTACTGCTGTATCTTCCATCTCTTAAAATACTTGAAGCCTTACTGGCTACAGATTTTGATGTTTGTTTCTTATTGGCCATAAATTTCTCCTTTCCAGAAGGTATATTTTAAAATATTATAATGGACTTAAAATATACGTTTCTTAATAATTATACTTATTAGCAATCTTGTGGAATTGTTGCTAACAAAAGTAGTATATCATAATAGATTATATTTTTCAAGGAGGATAAATGTTTAAGAAGTTTTTAAAAGAATGTTTGAAATATAAAAATTTATATATTTTGGAGGAAACAGGAGACAGGGAAAAGGTTAAAAGAATCAGCAGAAGACATGGGAAAGTAACAGAAGCAAGTATACTGCTATTTGATTCCAAAACAAAAAGAACGACAGTAAATGAAATATACTTTAACAGTCAAGGATATTTCATAATAAGGGATCAGAAAAGATTGAGACTGGGAAAATTTAATTAAAAAATATAGGAGAGTGATTTAAAAATATGAATAAATTACAAGTTATAAATGACGAAAGATTTAAAATCTTCAGTAAGGAAAATTTAGGAAGTGTGAGAACAGTTTTATTAAACAATGAAGTATGGTTTTGTGCAAAAGATGTTTGTGATATTTTAGAAATAAAAAATGTTACTCAAGCTGTTCAAAGATTAGATGAAGATGAACGGTCTATGTTTAACATAGGGCGTCAAGGGAATACCAATTTTATTAACGAAAGCGGACTTTACACTTTAATTTTAAGAAGTGACAAGCCAGAAGCAAAGCCGTTCAGAAAATGGATAACATCAGAAGTTATTCCGACAATAAGAAAAACAGGAAAATATGAAGAAAAGCCAATGACATCAGCACAATACTTATTACAACAAGCACAATGGATGGTAGAGGCGGAAAATAGAATGAATAACATTGAAAATGATGTTGCTCAAACCAACCATAGCATAGGAAACATGAAAAAGGACATAACAAGAATAGAGCATAACGAGAGAAGAACTGTAACAAGCAACCATTTGACAGTAATCGCTTATGCAAACATGAAAGGAATCAAGCCTAACACTTATAATTCAAGTGTCATGGGAAGAAAAGCTACTAAGGTATGCAGAACTAGAGGACTGCTTACAGGTACGGTCGTAGATAGTAAATATGGGCTTATTAATACATATCCTTTGGAAGTTCTGGATGAAATATTTTTTGGGTAGAAGGAGAGTAGTAAGTTATGCAGCGCCATAAATATACATACTGGACAACAGAAGAACTTCAGACATTAAGAATTTTAAGATTTGTGGAAGGTCTCCCGTACAACGAGATAGGTATTGCATTAAATAGAAATTGGCAATCCTGTTGCAATGCAGTTCATAAGTATTTCAAAAAAGAACTTAAAGATTATAAAAACAAGAAAAAATGTAAAGAAGAACTTATTTATGAATTGGCAGAAAAAGGAATTAAAAGAGCGGCTATTGCTAAAAGATTGGGAATAAAAATACCAGCAGTAGATTATGCCATTCATAAAAAAAAATCGTTTAAGGGCTAAGTAATGACAACAAACACCAAAAAAGATTAAGGGACGGCAATCCCGGAAAGGAAAAACTATGGAAAATTTAGAATCTTGGATAAATAAACAGGCTTCAAAATTGCAGTTGTCAATTAAAGAAACAGCGGAATTTATCGGAAAAGGTCAGCAGTATGTAAGAATGGGACTGCAGACAAGAAGACTTAAGTTTGGCTCTGCAGTTCAGACTAGAGAGCCGACTAGAACTAGACCCCGTGGAGTTTGGGATTATGATATACAGCGGATACAAGTTGAAAGATATGTCGGTATGAGCTATAAGAAATTCTTGGAGTTAAAATATGTAAATTAAAGAAGGTGATGAAAAGTGAAAAAAAGAAACTGGGCATACTGGGGAATATTATGGGTTGCAGTTATGCTGAACAACACACAAGATTTTAAAGATGGGAATTTTGGAGTAATAATAACAACTATTGCCTTATATGCTGTCATAGGATTAAGAATTTACAGCTTTGTAAACAGTAAAGAGTACAAGAGCTGGGGCGGAAAGGATTAGGAATAAAAATGTTGACAACAAGAGATCTGATAAAGATATTATTTCTGGCAGTCACAACGATTATAGTACAATTAGAAGTTATTAGAGAGAATGGGTACTGGATTGCTGGAGGGAATTTAGCATTTCCCGTGCTATTGATAATAATACTTTGGTGGCCGTCATTCTTTAAAAAGATGTAAAAATGGAGAACAGTTATGAAAATAAAGAGAAAATTAAAAAAGAAAGAAGAAAGACGGGTATTTGTATCAAAAGCAAAAGACTATACTAAATTTTCAACGGACGAAAACGAAAGGGCAAAGGTGTTCTCGATGATGGGATTATCAAATTTATGCAAGCACTACAGAAATTATTTTAATATTCCCGGAATCACGGATGGAAACATTTTAAGAGGTGATACCAAAATACCAAAATTGAACGAAGAAAATACCTTGTGGTGCACCTTTGGACTTGAGGACATCATACAGAGAAGTTTTAGGAGTATAACAAGGCTCGTAAAAGAGTTCGACTATGAAGAGCTGCAGAACCCTAATCAGCGTAAGATACAGGACTTTAAGAATGAATTCGTGGTTGTAGAGTTTTCTAAAATGTACCAGGAAGAATTAAAAATTTTAAAAACTAAATTTGGCAAATATTTAAAAACTAGGTATAGAGATACTGAAACTGCGACAAAACAGATACTTGTGATATTTGCATACTACAACGTTTTTAAAACGTTTGTACAGCGGAAACTGAAAGATTTTGACAAGAAAAATAGAATGTATATTAAAACATTTATTACAAAAACGGACAAGAAATTTGAGGAAATAAAAGAGGTGATCATAGAAGGTGGGGAAGCCAACTTTGAACAGGATGCTATAACTTTATTAGCATTTGAAGAAGCTGGACTTGAAATTGCCTGGATTGGATGTAAAAGAAAAGAGGCTATGAAAATAAAAAATAGCCAGCGACTGTCTAACACTGGCTAAAACAGGATGAGTGCTTGTCTTAACTCATCTTAATTATAGCAAATTTAGACAATTAAATCAATACTTTGGAGAGAAGAAACTCCATAAAAAAAACTTGGCTGACATTATACTTCCTAAATATTTATTAATAATGCAATTGTCATTTTTACTGATGTCAGCCTATTAAATCAATGAAAGGATAAAAAAAATGGAAGATAAACTAAAAGCGACAGTAAAAACTTGGAAACTTCTGGAAGCTGTTAAAATTGCAGAAAATTTTGCAGAAAAAAAGAAGTTAGGAAAAGAATATTTGAAAGGGATATTTATAGAAGCTGATGAAAAGAAAAATGTTTTAATATTAAGAGCTTCGGATTCGGAAAAATCTGTAAGGATTGAAATTGCAGGAGAAATATCTGGCGGTGGAAAAGCTCTAGTTCCCTGTAAAATTTTTAAGGATCTGGTAAAAGGAATCTCCAGTAATGATGTTACAATCGCAGTTGAAAAGGATAAAATAATTGTTCAGACAAATGATTCTAAGGGAGAAATTTCATTGATAACAGGAGACCCTTTTCCTGACTTTGGAAGTGTAAAAGTGCCAGAATATTATCCATTTCAGAAGGAAGACTTGAAAAATCTTTTTGAGAATGTAATGTTTTCTGCTTCCACAAATGTTGAAAACTTTGCTGTAAATTGTGTGAGGCTTGATTTAGATGGAGAACATTTAAAGGCTATTGGGACAGATACCTACCGTTTGGCCTATGCAAGAGTTCAATTAAATCCTAGTCCAAATAAGCCTGAAGATTTTGGTGTGAGCATACCTCTGGAAACCGTTAAAGGACTTTTAAAAGTTATGAAATCTAAATTAGGTGCGCCTGATGAAATGACAGCAGTTTCTATAGAAAAAAATGAAATATCGTTTAAATTTGTAGGAATAGAAGTTGTATCCAGGTTAGTTGACCTTGTTTTCCCAGATTACAAAACTATAATATCTAGCTTGGATAAAGATAGAACAACGGTAGTCTTAGGCACTAAAAATTTTATATCCGCACTTAAACGTGCTTATTCTGTGGCTAAAAATTCTCTTGAATATAGAAATGGAGCGGCATTTAACTTCACACAGAACAAATTGTTAATAAAATCAAATGACGGACATTCAGAATTTAAAGAAGAGCTGGCAACAATTCAGAATGGCAATGATTTAAAAATAGCATTAGAAGTGAAATACCTGCTGGATTTTATTAAAAAAATCAAGGACAAGACAGTAGTGATGAAAATGCTCAATAATAAGAGTACGGTACTTGTTAAAGGTGGCGCTAGTGATGACTGGCTTTATTTAATGACGCCTTTAGCGTTAAGAGATTAGGAGGAATATTGGAATACAGGGTAATACAATCAGGAAGTAAAGGAAATGCCATGATTATTAACAATAATATTTTAGTTGATTGCGGAGTTCCTTATGCAAAATTAAAAGATTATTTGAAAGATATAGAATATCTTTTCATTACTCATAAACATTCAGACCATTTGAAAAAATCTACATTCAAGAGTATTAGGAACAAATGGAAACATATTAAGATTTATTCAAATTATGAAGTGGCTATGGAAGTTGGGAAAAGAGAACTGGAAAAGATTTTAAGTACAGAAATTAGTTATCAAATTGGAGAAATGGAAGTAATTCCTTTTGAATGCATACACGATGTAGTAACAACAGGTTATGTATTCAAAATAGGCGATAATGATGTGATTTATGCAACAGATACATCAACGCTTGAGAATGCTCCTGATATTAAATATGATTATTTCTTTATTGAGAGTAATCACGATGAGAAGAAGATAGAATTAATTATGAACGACAAATCATATAAGTATGACGCTTTTCAAAATGCTAAAAGACATCTTTCGACACAAAGTGCAAAAGCGTTCTACTACATGCATAGAAAAAATAGCGATAGTAAATTTATAGAATTACATAAAAGTGAGAGATTTTATTAAAAATAGAATAGGAGAAATAAATGGGAAAATTAGTTTTAACAAGAATAAGAAAAAGAGAATCTAAATCAGGGAATATTGCTGTAAAAGTGAGAACGGATACATACGAAATTATAAATGAAATAAAAGAGGCGACAGGCTATTCTGCTTCAAAAGTTGTGAAACTGTTAGTAGATTATGCTTATGATAATATTGAATGGGAAGAGGAGTAAGAATATGAGTGAATTAATGAATATTAACGAAACAGGGATTGTTGAATTTGAAGTTGGGAAGATAAATTTTAATGCTTATGAGTATATAAAAGAGAAAGCATTAAATTTAAGTGAGAATTTAAAAAAAGTTGAAGTAACAGAAGAAAATATCAAAGAATCTAAAAAACTGATAGCTGAAGTTAATAAAGATGTGAAAAAACTGGAAGATTATAGAATCAAGATAAAAAAAGAGATGTTGAAACCTTATAATGATTTTGAAGCACAAGTAAAAGAGATAGTGGCAATTGTAAAAGAAGCTGATAATATTGTTAGAAGTCAAATACGACAAATGGAAGAAACTGAAAGAAGAAATAAAAAAGCTGTAATTAAAGAAATGTTTGAAGATAAAGTGAAACATTATGATTTTAATGATGTGATAACTTTTGAGAATTTCTTTAAAGAAAATATGGCTAATAAAACGACTTCGCTAGATAAGCTGGAAAATGAATTGTCTGACTGGTTAGAACAAAGAAAAATGGATATTGGAGTTATAAAGAATCTTGGAGACAATGAGATTTTAAAAGAATATTTGGAAACATTTAACTTAGCACGGTCTATTGAGAATGCAAAAGCAAGGGAAGAAAAGAATAAAAAAGTTGAAGAAGTTATGAAGAAAGCAGAAAAATCTGATAAAAAATACATTTTTATCATATCAGATGAAAAAGACGCAAAATTGACTGAAATGTTATTAAAAGAAAATAAAATTAAATATATTATGGAGGAAAAATAGATGGAATTATTAAAAGATTTAGAATTAGTACAAGTAGTTTATGAAAATGAAGGAAAAAAAGCAATTATGACTTTTTTACATGAAGAAGCTGGAGAAATAAGAGAAGTTAATTTTAATAAACAAAGCTGGTCAGGAACTCAAGCGAAGTTTGTTGATGATCCTGAAAAAGCTGAGAAAGTAGAGAAATGGTGTCAGGAATATTTTAATTGTGATTTTGATGATTTACATAATTGTGTAGGAGTTAGAAAAGATATTTATGATTACAATACATATTGTAGTTTGTGGGAAACAAGCTCAGTGGATAAGTTTACTGATGAGGAATTAGGACTGATTGATGAAGCTGTAATCAAAGAAATTAAGTTAGATGATGTGGGAATTAAAATCCATATTGAATACGAAGGAAAAATCTATGAAAATAAAATGGTTTATGCTAAATGGGTCGATGGGATGAAAAAATTCTTTATCAATCCTCAGGAAAAAGTGAAAAAGTTAGAACAATTTAAAAATAAATTTGGTGTAGATGTAGAAAATAAAGATGAATTAATAGGTCGAACTGTAATGTTTGAAGTAAAAAAAGCTGGTGGTAGATTCATATGGGTAGATATTAAGCCATTAGTTAAGAAAAATAAAAAGAAATAGTAATTATATAAAGGGATGTCAAACGATGTCCCTTTATTGAAAGGATTGATGTATGGAAAATCTATTATTTTATGATATTGAGGTATATAAATATGACGCTTTTGTGGTTTTTAAAGATATAAATAAAAATACATTGAGAATATTTCACAATGATTTTGAAGAACTTCGAGATTTTATAAAAGGTAAAACTCTAGTTGGTTATAACAACTACTTTTATGACGACTTAGTTCTTACAAAAATGATAAGAGGTTGGAGTAATTATCAATTAAAAGAATTTAATGACAGAATTATCTCTGGAAATAACGCAGATAAGGAAGTGGATAGCTGCATAAATAGTCTTGACTGTTTCCAGCAAATTAATGTATCTAAACCAGGGTTAAAGAAAATTGAAGGAAATATGGGTAAAATGATACTTGAAAGTAGTGTACCGTTTGATATAGATAGGAAATTGACAGATGAGGAACTGAAAGAAGCAATGTTTTATTGTGGATATGATGTGGATACAACCATTGAAGTGTATAAACTGAGGGAAAATTCTTATTTTAAGACAAAAGAACTATTGGTAAAAAAACTTGGAAACAGTAAATCTAAAAAATGGAATACAACAACTATTTCAGGAAATCTACTTACCACTTCTGGAAAAATAAATAAATGGAGCAATATCAGAATTGAAGAAAACCTATTGGATAAAGTTGATTTAGAAGTAAAAGAAATGTGGCTACAGTTGAATGAACCAGCATTTGAATTGAAGACCAAGACAATAACGAAAAAAGAGTTTGGGAATGACATTCAGTTTGGATTTGGAGGACTGCATGGAGCACCATCTAAGCCAATTAGAGTTAAAAATGTGAAATTATTAGATGTTACGAGCATGTATCCTAATATAATCATTCTGCTAAACGCACTAGGCCCTGCTACAAGTAAATATATAGATATATTGAACCGTAGGGTTGAGATAAAACATAAAGATAAGCTAGAAAGTGACGCTCTTAAATTAATTCTTAATTCGGTGTATGGAAACTTAAACAATCAATATTCTGTCTTAAATAATCCTCGTGCTGCTTATTCCGTGTGTGTGTATGGTCAAATAGCGCTATATGAATTGTGTAAAAGATTGTCGGATAGTTGCCAAATAATTAATATAAATACTGATGGCGTGGCTTTTACAACTAACTCCACTGAGTATTTGGCAGTAAAAGAACAATGGGAGAAAGAATTTAAATTAAATTTGGAAGAAGATAACTTTGATTTGTTTATTCAGAAAGATGTTAATAATTATATAGGTATAAAAGGGGATTATATCAAATGTAAAGGTGGAGATGTAAATAAGTTTGGTGGTGACAAATATTTTAGTAATAACAATGCTAGAATCATTGACATAGCTGTTGTAAATAAACTGGTACATAATAAAGATGTACTTGAAACATTGATTGAAAATAGAACTAAGCCTGAATTGTATCAGTATATACTTCAAGCAGGAAGAACTTATCAAGGAACTTTTGACCAGGACAATAAGAAATATCAGAATATAAATAGAGTTTTTGCTTGTAGAAACAACGGAATTCAATTGAGTAAGAAAAGATTAGACGGTGGACTTGTTAAGTTTGCCGATGCTCCTGAAAAAATGTTCTTGTGGAATGACGATTGCAGTAAACTAGAAAATTTCGAGAAAATTGTTGACCTGAATCATTATTATCAAATTATAAACAAGAAATTGACAATGTGGGAGATATAATAGATGTATATAGAGTATAAACCAGGTCAAAAACATGCTGCTAAAAATGCTGAAATATCTGATAATGATACTTACTTTAAAGACGCTGGTTGGTTGTTGACTGATGACGATTTGGTGGTCGATATAGACTGTTTAGACATTGAGACGATAAAAGTATTGCTAAAGTACTTTAACATTCGTACACGGACTGTATGGACGGATAGAGGAGTGCATTTATACTTCAAGAAACCACTAGGATTTCGTGGAGCTGCTAGAGTGTGTCCTCTAGGTTTTAAAATAGAATATAAACATACAGGAAATACTAAAAGCTGTACGATAAAAAGAAACGGAAAACATAGAAAAGTTGAAAGAAATGATGTGAGACAGGAACTACCTGAAATATTCCAAGCTAACAGAAAATTTGAAAGTATGTTGGGCCTTAGTGAAAATGACGGAAGAAATAACGCACTTTTTTCGCATCGTGCTAAGTTGGCAGGGTATGCTGAAGAAAAAAGGATTCTCCATTTTATAAATCAGTACATATTTGCAGACCCCTTAGATGAAAATGAGTTTGAAACAATTATGAGGGATACTGGATTTGAAGCAACAAAAAATGGTGAATATTTGGTAGCTACTAAAATGATTAAAGATTTCAACACTTGTGTTTATAAAAATGAGCTTTATTGTTATAACGGTACTAAATATGAAAACGATGAATTGTCATTAAAACATATGATTTACAGTATGGTTGGAGACCAGAAGACTGCTTATGTGGACGAAGTTTGTAAACAAATGCTGTACAGAAGTAAAAAGATACCGCTAGATACTATTTTTAATATAAAATTTAATAATGGTGTACTAATAAATGGAGAGTTTGTTGAAATTGATGACTATAAGGAATTTACTCCTTACTATGTTGAATTAGATTATAAACCTGAAGCTGAACCAGTTGAGATAGTTGATAATTATGTGGCTCAATTGACTAATAATGATCAGAAATATAGAGATTTGCTATTTGAAATTTTGGCACACGGTTTAATTACTGACCCGGAAGTGAAAAGGTCTCTAGCAAAATTTTTTATTTTTGTAGGAGATGGAGGAAATGGTAAAGGAACTTTATTAAGTATTATCAGAAGTATTTTAAATAGGGAGAACTGTAGTGGGTTAAAGATAAAGCAAATGTCAGATGAAAGATATGCGTACAGTATGGATGGTAAATTAGTCAATTTAGGTGATGATATCCAAGACCAGCCAATTAACGACAAGGATATGGAAATGCTAAAAAATATTTCTACCTGTGACTATGTGGAAATAAGAAAAATGTTTAAAAATTCAACATCTGCAGCTATGACTACAAGTTTGATATTTACATCAAATCATATATTGAAATCATGGGAAAAAGGAGAAAGCTATAAGCGTAGAGTTCTTTGGCTACCTATGTACTCCAAACCAAAGAGAAAAGATCCAAGGTTCATTACAAAATTAACTACTCAGAAGGCTTTGGAATATTGGCTTAAATTGATTATCGAAGGTTATAAAAGATTGTATGAAAACGGAGATTTTACAAATTGCAGTATCGTAGCAGATTTTAACAGACAATATCATGAAGAAAACAATGGAGCTGAAATATATGTTAAGGATTTAACGAGAGAGGATATCATTGGCAAGACTAATCAGGAAATATACTTGGAATTTGAGCAATGGTGTGAAGAAAATGATTTAACCGCCAGTAAGAAGATGTTAAGGGAGGCTATTTATAATGTTCATAGGTTGAAAATTAAGGTTGTAAAGAGGAATAAGAAAACTTTTAGAGCGTTTCAACCAATAGATGGAAACAAAGAGTAAACCACAATTATTTTTAATCTATATTTTACATAAATAGAAAGAAAAAGAATTGAATTTTCATTAATAAATTATTTAAATGATGATTGAATTGTTTATTAATATATATTATTTATTTATGACTAAGGAAAATCATAAATAACAGGTGTTAGGTTACACTTAAAGTGAAACCTTTTGCCCAAAGTGTAACCCAAAGTGTAACCCAATAAAATGTTATATAACACTTGTTATAATATATAATTTTTATTATTTTTAAAGTATTAAATTATATTTATATAATATATACTACTGTTATATAACAGGTGTTGGTTACACTAGTTACACTTGTTTTCAATAAAAGTTTTTCTGGAAATTTGTTTGTTCTCAATTATGGAGAAGAAGTAGTATTTTATATAGGAACTTTAAAAAAGCAAAGTGTAACCGAAACCTTTCTCTGAAAGTATGATTTTTATTGGGTTTGAATAGGTTTCACTTTTTGGGGCTTGAAAATAAGGATGAATTTTGTATTTTGTGATTTATTAGAATATTAATTAATATTAAAATAATAGGAGGAAAAAATGAAAAAGGAAAGTGTATTGGAAATAGAATTTACGCCTGTTTGGGATAAATGGGCCTGGAGGATTAGAAAACAAAATGAGGAAGTATTAAAACTTGGCAATTTCAGAGATGATGAATTAAAAGTAATGTCAACTTCATTGATTGATCCCAGTTTCGTGACACTTAGTAATTACTTGTACTTAAAGTCTTCTGATTTGAACAATACTGTAAACATATGTGATGATACAGTTAAAAGAATAATAGAAGACAAGGTGGAAGCTGTCAATGAGAAATATGGTGTTGAGAGAAGGTGGAGAGCGAACAGAGGAGGAGACTATTTTTATATAGACGACCACTGTCTGATTTGTGAGGATATTGATTGTGATTATAATGAAGATAAGGTAAGGTATGATTTTGGGAATTATTTTGAAACAGAAGAAGAAGCTGAGAAATATTTAGAATATATGAAAAAATGCAGTTTAAAATGGCACGAAAGAGAAGAGGAGAAATAGATGGAACAATGGGAAATGATGGCTAAAATGGTCAAGGAATTTTATTTGGCTTTCAAGCAGGAAGAATTTTTAAATAAGGATATGACAGAAGAGAGAGAGCATTTAAGAGATTTACTGCTTATGGAAGAGAAAACGGAATACATGAAAGCCGAAATAGAGAATGATACAGTAGGAAAACTGGATGCAGTTGTGGATATGACTTATGTGTATATAGGAACATTATTAGAGCAATGTAAAGGAAATATTGACATCGTTGTGAGAATACTATACTTTGATTCAATGGACTCAGAATTAGTAGGAATATGTAATAAAATTGAAAAAAATAATTTTAATGGAATATTTCTTACAGCATTTAAAGAAGTTCATCGTTCTAATATGACGAAATTAGATAAGAATGGCCAACCGGTTTATTACACGAAAGGAGCTAAAAAAGGTAAGATTGCTAAAAGTGAACTGTTTGAAGAACCGAAGTTAAAAGAAATTATTGAAGGAGAAGACAAGATTGAAACAAGTGATTATTTACAGTGAAAATGGAAATGGTGTAATAGTTAGAAAGAAGAGTAAAAAAGAATTAGAGAAATGGCTAAAATGGGAAGTTGATATAAGGCAGAGATTGAATGTGCATAAAAGAATAGAAGTGTATGGATTTAATTTTAATTATAAAAATTTTTCAGATAAAACTTTGTTAATGCTATTTGAGAAATCAAAAAAAAAAAGAGATGTTTAATAGAATGTTTATTAAAATGTACTAGAAAATTAGAGAGGAGAGAGGATTTATGATAAAGATATATTTGATAGCTACAACGCTTTTTTTTGTAATTTTGCTTATACATCTTGAACTGACTGAGCTGAAAAGATGGTATGAGGAGATTGAACACCAAATGTTTGTAGATTTCAGAACTATAACGAATCAAAGAAGGTTTGCAAGGAAACGGGCAATAAAAAATATATTTAAAGTTTTATTAATCGGCTTTATAGTGCTTTGTGGACTTTCATTCTTGAAATAAGTTCAGTCGCAGAAAATCATTTTTGAGAAAAAATTTGAGGGAGAATAAAAAAATATATGAACGAAAAAGATATAGAAAAAATTGCGGATAAAATATTTGAAAAGATGGAAAAAAGAAAATCAGGGGATAAATACACGGAGACAGAGGCAATGCTTAGGTCTTATCCGCTTTATAAAATTAATTTAAAAAGAAATGAGGATGAAATAGCACAAATAAAAGAAAAAGGGTTAAGAGCAATAAAATCAAAACCTGTTTTTTCTGAAAATATAAAAGGCGGGGTCATTAAAATTGAGGGGATTCCCGAAAAGGAATTAAGTCGAATCGAGTATTTGGAGGGAGAAAACAGAAAACTGGAAAAAAGAATTTTTAGGGTGGAAGACGCCTTGAAATATTTTGAAAGAGATAAATATTTTAAAATCATCAAATTGAGATATTTTAAAAATTTTACTATAGAAGAAATATCGGAAGAAATAGGGGTAACTGAGAAAACTATAGGCAAAAATAGGACAAGATTAGTTGAAGGAATACAGTATTTACTCTTTCCGGAAGTTTTACTTGACTAAAATTACCTTTTGACTACCTTTTTAGTACCTTGACTATACCTTTTTTTATGGTATAATATGTTAGAATGTAATTTTAATGAGCATTTGGAAAAATAGTTTTTATTCCAGTTCTTACTCTAAATATATAATTTATTTATTGTGGAGGCTATCTGAGAAAACAGGTAGTCTTTTTTTTATTATTATTTTAACGAAAAAAAAGAGGAGGCGGTAGCATTGAAATTAAATGCAAGGCAGAAAGCTTTTTGTGAATATTATGTAGCTAGTGGAAATGCTACTGAATCCGCAATAAAAGCTGGATATAAAGAAAAATATGCAAGACAGAATACACCTAAATTACTACGAAATACGACATTAGTGGGATATATAAAAGAATTACGAGAAAAAACTAAAACTAGTAGGATAATGACTGCTATTGAAAGAAGAGAATTTTTGACAGAAGTTATTAAAAATGGAAAAGAGAAAATACAGGACAGGCTAAAGGCTTTGGATATTTTGAATAAAATGGATGGTGAATATATTGAGAAAATGCAGCTGTCAGGACAATTAAATACCAATCCTTTTTCTGGACTTACTATCGAAGAGTTAAGAGCGTTAGCTGGTGGTAAGGGTGGATAAGATGGAAATG